GGTTAGGGTTAGGTTAACCTAACCCTAACCCTAGTTTGAAACGTAACCCTAACTGGATTATATTCAACTTCATCTTCAACCCTAACTTCAACTTCAACTTCAATTTCAACCCAACTGCAACACAAACGGCAACCCTACTTTAACTTTATTTCAGTAAAAGTGAATAGACAATCACACTAAATCCCGTGATCCACTATCACCTGGTTAATCTCAGCATGCAGCGCACCAAGGGCCCACCTGGTGGGACATCAGATATTGCCCGCGAAACTATAGCAACAGAGGATTTGAGGGAGCAATGGAGGTTTATAGACACCGCCATAGCTGAACTCGATGAACGCAGACTCGCAATTCTTGAAAGCCGCCCAAAACGACTTGTGATCATCGACGACGGCGACTGGGAAGCAACAACAGAGGACCCAGACTGGATCGCGCAATGGATGGCAGTGGAACCCTCCACATGCAGCGCGGGAGTATGTGGCACGACATGTGCAATCGGCGTTACTAGATCAGACAAAGATGGGCTACAAACGCAGATTTCTTACGACACACAGCGATCGCACCGCGCGGAGGAACGTTACAACCATCCTTCAGAACTACCCACTTCTCTCTCGATACAATATCCGTTACGTAATCCGCGTCGCGAAGCGCTGCTACGCATGCTGGATCACAGGGCGAACGGGTCGGAGGCGGTGTCGAGGGGATTCGCATCAGTAGTGGTGTTGATGGGTGTATCGCCAATCGCCTTGTCCTTGTCAGATTTCTTGCACCCAAATGCTCCCTTGGTTGCTATATACCCCTTTGCATGAAGATACCGAAGTGCGTTTTTTCCTGCATTGTGCCTTTTCTTAGACACGATCCTACCCGCCTTGTTTTTCATCAAGTCATCCTTTGTAAGACGACCAGACGTGCGCGTCGCATTACCGTGGAACACCTCAGCACGAGAACCGACGGTCTTCATGGTAAATTTCGTAAATCAGTTCTGATTGAAATGTGACGATTATGCGATGCCGGACGCGACACGACCCCGCTTGCTGCCAAACGCAGCATCGGCATGGTGACCCATGGCACTCACACCACCCATCTTACTGATGTGCTTGTGCAGAGCCTTTGCGTGGCCAACATAGTGAGAACCGCCACGCATGTATGCACCACGGCCAACCATGCGATTCAGGTGCGTCTTCGTCGTGCCCGACTCCGGCGTCGCAGCCTCGACATCCGCGCTGTTAAGGATCGTCTTGCGGATCGCCGACTGGCCACGAACCGTCTCGAAGAAACCCGTGTTAATCGCAACGACCGTGACCGTGACCGCAGTGAGGTAATCGTAGAAGCCATAAGGATTGGACGTCTGCACCGTCGCCTGGAACGAATAATTTCCAAGGCAGCCAGGGGCGAGGCCCGGACTGAGCGTGATATCGTGGCCCATGCGAAGAATCACGGGACCGCCGCTGAGCTGGGTGACACCAGTCTGCTTGTAGGTCACACCCGTCGTCACGGCGGCGCTGGCGGACGTGATGCGCGCACTAGAAGACAGGCCGCCCTGAGAAAACCCACGCCACTGGTGCCAATCCATATCAAGACCGCTCGCAACGGCGGACTCATACAGATTAAACTGCTGGAATCCAGAGCAGAGATTGCTGAAGTTATCAAACGTGACCGAAACGTTCTGGATTGGGATGTACTGGTCAAGCTGGCTGGGGCCCTTCGTCGCAGGCTTGACATAAATCATGACCATGTCCGGGATCGACGTGAGGGAGATCGTCTGCGTGCGCACCGTCTGCGTACCGGCAAACGAGGACCCCGTAAGAGTCTGGACATAACGAGGGAACTCCACATAGGGAACCGTGGACACGAGCGGGAGCGTGATGTCAGGGCCCGGGGTGAGGAACTCTGCAAAGATAGTGGGGTTGGTCCACGGGCCATACTGATTCGAAGAAGAGCCGAACGCGAGATCGCTGAGAACAGTGCGGATATTTGACGAGCGGATAATATTACCTGTATTCTGAGTAGGACGCGTAAGATCGTCAACCCACCAAGGAACAGCTGCGAGCGCGGCGCTGCCCGGGGTGGCACCCGTACCACCGAGGTTTCCGGAATTCGAAGCGGCGTAGCACGTGCCAAGTGCACCGAAATTGAGAACAAACTGCATGTTCGTCATGCCGTAGAGACCAACCGTCGTAAACTCGGCACTATCCGCCCAGATAAGGGGGGAGATGACAAGGGGCTCGATGACCGCGATCTGACCGAACACGGGCATGGGGCCCTGGGTGACCTGGTAGCCAGCACTGAGACTGAACGTCGTACCGAACGGGATGGCGGCATAGCCGCTGTTCGTCGCAAGAGTACTAGGTGCGCAGATGTTGTACGTGGACCCAGCCGCGCCAAGCGAGCCAGAAAGGATGTTAGCAACCCAGCCAACCGCAGTCGGCGCCGTCTGGCCAAAACTACCCGTGACGGCCGAAGTCACATAAAGACGGGCACCGATCATGCAGTAGGGGGGCACGCTCTTCAGAAGCTTGATCTGCTGCACATTGCCCGCACCACCGGTGAACACGAAACTCGCGTCGCCAGCGTACGTCCAATTCACAGTGGCATCAGTCGCGGAGCCGATGGCGTTCCAGGCGCCCACGAGATCTCCACCCGGGAATCCAGTCGTCCACACAGGCTGGTTGTTGACGAACGGAACGATCGAGGCCGTAGGGAACGAGCTTGCACCCGCGACGTTGGACGGGAGCGGGGCGGCGATATACCAACCAACACCCGACTGGGGGCCAACACCCTGAGGAGTGCCCAGGCCAAAGTTACCAGTAGAACCAACCGGAAGGAACGGGAAGGTAGCAAGCGTACCGTTCTGCGAAGAACCAGCGCTTGCGAGCACCGTCGTCACAGCGGAAAGCGGGTTCGACTGCGACGCATCCGAAAACCAGGTAATAGGGAATGCACCCGTCGGGATATCACCCTGGGAATCGACAGTGGCGTACGAAGAGAAATTGCCATTCTGACCGTTGGTGTCGTCGCGACCCCAGCTGTACACATCCGAGTTCGAGGGGGTCGTCCGCTGCTTCTGGTTCTCCGGGAGATTCGTGAGCAAGAGCTGCTCGTGCAGCGTGTCACCGTTTGTGGTGGTCGTGCAGTCATTGAGAGTCGCCGTCATGTTCGTGAGCGACGACTGCAGCGGGAACATGCAAGGCGCGAGGTCCTTCGGGCTCACCGCTGTCGCATAGCCCAGCGGCTGGAAAGCCTGCGACTGGTACGCGTTAGAAAGACCAGCATCCGAGCTCAGGTGGTACTGCACGCTCATGACAGGGTCGGGCACATCGAACGTCATCGGCGTCTCGAAATTGACGTTGGTGTACTGGGCCCACGCGGGGAGGGCCGTATTAATGAAATACGTAGAAGCAGACCCAGGGAAGTTACCCGTGATGATCAGACCCGGGGGGAGTGGGCCGTTGAGGGTAGTAAGAGCAGCGGGCGTGCCAGTCGTAGTTGTCGGAATACCCTTGCTGGAATAAAGACTAGTGCCAGGCGGGAGCGTAATGTTGGTACCGCCGATCTGCGGTTGAGTGCTAAACCGGACAACAAACGGATTGACAGACCCAGTGCTAGCTGGGTAATTTGCAATGAGCTGATCAACCGTCATGGCGAGCACAACGCCAGACGCGTTATTGAAGCCCTTCACGGACGGGCCACGCGCGCCAGAGTAGAAAAGGTTAGCCGTGAAGTTAAGACCAGCAGAAAGTTGAAGCTTGCGGTCAACAAAAACGTTGAGTGAAGGGACAAGAACCTGAAACGTCATCTGCGCAGCAGTCGCGGCAATCGCACTGAAGGGTGCAACGCTCACGGAAAGCGCACCCTTCTGCACCGCATACGCGGGCTCATCCTGCTGCAGCCGAGCATCGTACACGGCGATCTTCTGAATCGTGCTCATTTTACCAATATGAGTATATTATGTGATGACACTTAAAGGGAGCGAGTCTACAATGTGACTTAGTACCTAAAATGCCTTTCACATTAATATTTGCGATCAAATCTCCATCTCATGTTCAAGGAGCCGCCATTTGAAAGCGTCACCGGGCGAAGGATCTGTGTTGACTTCATTCGCATCCAGGCTTGGTAACTAAACTTGTTGAATTTGATGCCGCGCTGAAGATCCATGGGAATAACTGTTTGGGGCTCGAAGATGATCTGATTCCTGTATTCCTGGCCGGTTTGCATAGATCCAGACTTGACAATGAACTCACCAATGATTCTGAGAGTCGATGCATTCGTACTTTGGCCACCGCCACCATTGCCGACCAGAAAAGTGAGTTGACCAGGTACATAGTTAGGGGGATAAAATCCAGACGTGGGAGGTATGACGACAGGATTATACGTTGGATTCTCAATGGAACCGACAGCTACGCCATTGTCGCCAATGATCACAGGCGGAAGAACCTGGTCATCAAGCACTGGGATATCACCAGATGTGATCACAATCGTATCAATCGGATTCCACATCAACCCAACAGACGGGTAGTCCTGTGGAAAGGTGTAGAAATAGGGCTGATTTCCAGCAACACGAGTGATGGGAAGATATCCCGTATTCGCAATAGTAGGATTAACAAGAGGCAGAGGCGCAGGAACTGCGAGACCTGCATTCGCTGCTTGAGGTCCATATCTAACGTACGAAGTAACGATACTCGTTCTCGGATCAACGTATGTAAGTCGAAGCGTAGGCCAGTTCCCAAAGAGCTGATTGAAGTAATCGTCAGCTTCAATAACCATGCGCTCATCAAACACAACACCTGGATGGCGAAATGTCGTATATGCAGGCGTGGAAATGGTAGTGCCAGTAAGACCCCATGAGTCACGTGCTTGATCGTTAAGAGCCGCATTCAATGGTTGCTGAAATACCGATGCAGGAAAAAGCGTATCGTCAACCACGCCTGCATATCCATCGTATGCATTTGATGCCTGGGTGCCACCGAACCCATAGCTATCAAGATTCAACACAAAGAGACTTGTAGTTGGGTTGTATGCGATTGTAGGGGACAGAGTTCCAATTTGCGGGTTATTCTGGGCGACTTGTGTCGTACTAGAACCACCACTGAATGTAACGGCTGCATTCCAGAATGTCGTGTTTGTGGGGAGCTCAGCCCCAGACGTCGCGGCCTTGCATGAATAATAGACGATCGCGGAAGACCCAGTGTTATACGTGACTACATCGCCAATGTTATATACGACACCAACCACCCAAGAATTAAGAATCGAGGGACCACAATCCACCCAAGCGGGATTTACCGTATTCGTAGTCGGTGAGAGGACTGGGCATACATTCGTATTTGCGGTTTGAGGGTAATACGCCCTGCCCTTGTAAACAACAGAAGTTCCAGGTCCAGCTGTGTATGAAGTACTTACAGACCACGGAAGAATCGCACGGCAATTTGCATAGCATGCATTGTAAAGCTGGCGCTGTAAGCATTGATCGATATAAGGAGTACCATTATTTCCATCATATTCATCAAAAATCAGCCGCTGGAAAGTCGGATTGACGCATTGGTTCAATAGATGCTGGTATGTGTAACAATCGAAATATGTACCCACATATCCAGATGCCACTTCCTGTGAGGAAGGCTGAGCGACGGAGCTATCCTCGGGCGTCCATCGCACGTTCTTGTAGGTATATAGATTCAATGTAGTGCGAAATGCGAGCTGGAAAGGCCTCGGTGTAATAAACGCAACACCTGGCGACAGCGTAGCAACTTGCCCTGGGATGAACCCCAAAAGCTTACAAGCCTGGAGAATGCCCTGTTTTGACATGGGCTGTGGGAGTGAAGGATTCATGTTGGATTGCTGTGCATTTGATGGCAGCGAAAAGTCAAAATAAATGGGAACTGAAAATCCATTGGTAAATGAAAGATAACGCCCAGATACAGCAACTGTCAAATTGGCAGTTCCTCCGTTGAAAGTTGTAAATGCAGCTTGAATTCTCGATGCAAGGACAGCAGCAGTGCAATCAGGATTCGTTGAAATTGCACCAAGATTGAGAGCAAATGGCTGTGAATTAAAAGTGGAGGTATATGCAGCAAGGTTTGGTGCATAAAACGGAAGGTATCCATATGTTGGCCACGATGCGAGGGCTTGATCAGCTGCATCCACAACTCCTTGTACACCCTGTGCATACACTGGACCCGTCCACGTCAAAGCAAGACCGGGCTGCATGGTCGTCTCCCAATAGGATGCATTATTCTCAGTTACAGGATTGGGATATGTGGTCGTCGAAGGGCGGAGAAGGGGTACAAATAACGGAAAGTTGTCCGTCGTGATTGCACCGCGGATGAGAGAAAGTGTATACTTTGACGTATCCGGGACGAGGGGAAGGGTGCGAGTATCGCTAAAGGCTGCAAAGCGGCCATGGGTGCCTTGTGCGGTAACTCCAGAATCAGTTGAAATACCCACGGTCAGATTTGTGTCATAATGAACGACACTATTACTGGTCAACATAGAGTTACTTGTACTGATTAACTCACCATCGCGGTCACGCCTCTGGCCAGAGAACGACATCTTAACTTATTTGACCATTTATACCTTCGTGACTTTGAATGGGAGACTTAAGCTTCGCCGTGAGCGCATATGGAAACGCACCACAGAAAATAGAAAGCTCCGTCCTTATAAAGGAAACACCGACGCTCAAGTTTTACAGAGATGGCCAGATCATTACTATCGCTGTGCGTGGAACGCGTGATTGGCGAGATTGGATCAGCAACGCCAGTCTCGCCTCTCAGTCAAAACTTCCATTTCAGATGTCGCCACGCGTAACAAAAGACATTGCGGACATCAAAGACTTCCAGCACCACTTTCCACCCTCTGAGTTTCATTATAGGGGTATCGGACATTCACTTGGTGGTGCCATCGTCGATGAGCTCATCCATCAAAATCTCATTTCAGAGGGAAAGTCATATAACCCAGCTGTACACCGCACAGATCTCCACGCACATCCTAAAACAGCTCGTGTCTACAATGAAATGGACCCCCTTTATCGAATCGGCACGCTCGCTGGGCTCTCGCAGCATAATACAGATGTGCGGAAGAGCACACCTCTCCCTCATCACATGACCCCACTCTCAGAAATTCAATATCACCACGAGATTTCGAACCCGGCGCTAAAAGGAGGCGCATCAAGCAGCACAGCTTCAACGTCCGATCCAGAGAGCTATGCATACTCTGATGCAGATATCCGCGCTGCTTTAGGTTCTATCCCGATTCATAAGTATCCAGAACTCAAGGGCATGGCATCGCCGGACGCACTTTTCAAAGGACACAATGCGGTCATTCTCCTTTTTCTCACTGAAGGGAAGAATGAAGGACATTGGATCGCCGTTCTTGACCATGGCACACACTACGAAGTTTTTGATAGCTTTGGGACTGTCGTTGATGGTGATCGAAAGTGGCTCGACAAGGAGAAGTTGATGGAATTTGGAGAGACGTTACCACTACTATCAAACTTGCTTGGAAAGGGAAATAAACCCACCGACCACAATACTGATAAGCTTCAGCGAGATAAATCAAATACTTGCGGACGATGGGTTGTTTGGCGCGTCAAAAACGCACATACACCACTAAAAGCCTTTGTGGCAGAAATGAAACATGGACCTGGCACACCCGATCAAAAGGTTGTCGAGTGTACGTTTAGCCTTCTGAATAAGTGATGTTACACGTCCGCGGGAGCAAGAGGGCCCCGCGCGACTCGGGCAGCCACTGCAGCCACTTCTTGCTCCAACCGACGAATATGCGCCTCTCTCGCCAGACGCCTAGCATGGTAGATTGCATCTTGTGCGACAGATGGAATCGCCTGAATTCCTCTATATGCACCACTCAGCGCCCGCATCCCCAGATCAGCCCCGGCGCTGGCAGCCTTCCGCGCGACATATCCCAACGCAGATCCAGCTGCGCTCGCCGCCTTCTTTCCGACATATCCCAGCGCAGAACCCGCTGCACCCGCCGCTGTCTTGGCAGCTCGGACTCCGAGGCGGCCCGCCTGCTCGCGAATCATTCGGAGACGTGGGCTGGCCTCGGCGGCTGCAACAGCCTCACTGACTCGATCCAAAGCACTGCCTGCAACTCCAAGCGCCCGGCGCGCTAATGCGGCCTGTGAAGCCCGAGCAGTTACATGCTGTCGTGCCTGGGCCTCGCGATTTCGCTGGCTCCTTGCGGCTTTGAGCTGTCCACGCAACGCTGCAGCTGGCGCTTTCGGCATTTATGGTAATGCGATATAAGCTTTAATAGGCGCGTATAAGTTTCACTTAAGTCACGAATCGTTATCCGCGATAGCCTCCGCGATCTTTCGCTTTCTGTTTCTTTCTAATTGCTCTTTATGCTCTGCAGCTCGTCTTGCCTGATGAGCTTGGTACTCTGCGATCTCAGCAGCATCTTCCGCGTCATTCTGAGCCTTCTGCGCCGCTACCGCCTCATCAGCAGCCTTCTTTTTGCGCGCCTCGGTCTCTTGCTCGAGATACTTGTTGAAAAGATCCAATCCTGTTGCAGGCACGACCTCCGGTATCTCCTCCAAGACCTGAGATGCAGCGTGAAATCCGTCCGCAGGCGTAAGCACGATATGCTGAAGACGGTCGGCACTCCACACGCCAATCGGCGGAGGCGAATTCGAGAAAAAAAAGACATGCGGTACATGGAAGACCTTGAGGCGAGACATGTACTTGGAGCTATAGATCTGGCCATTCTTCAGCTTTTCGGCCACAGTATACATGTCTTTGAGGGTCGCCGTATCCACACAACGAGCTAGATCAAAAATCACAATAGGCTGGCCAGTATACGAAAAGGCAGCATCCATCTGACGACCATCGAGCTCAACAGCTCCCATTTCACGGCACATCCACGTCGTCAAACGACTCTTTCCAGTATTCCCCTTTCCGTCCTCAATCCAGTAGATATGGCGATCATGCGGCTTCCCTGATGCAATCTTGTGGATAGCCGCCTGCCACGGCCGAAACACAAAGCTCGCATCCTCGCGCACACGAGGCACCACGAGCTGTGCCAACTGTGTAATGCCGTTAGCATAACGGACAAACTGCCCCGGAAACTGCTCTGCGACCTTTTTCACGCCTTCCTCGGGGCCATGGTCCCTCAAAAGCTCTCGGATTTCCTCCATATCGTTTCGTGCGCCAGGCGCAGCGCGAGACGATTCGCCACGACACCAGGAAGCAGGCAAAATCAGATCATCTGGGCCCTTGTATCGAGTCTCCGGGGATGTCCTTAGTTTGATAAGCCTATCACGATCCTTAATAAAAGCAGGTGAGATCTTAAAGCCACTCTCATCCACAACCCGAAGCCACTCGCGCACACGCACTGGTGTAACCTGTATACTAAACTCCACATACCCCTTGAACACTAGTCTTATCTCACTGTCGTCACCATCACCACCCGTGTCGCCAGCTTCTGCTCCCTCATCGGATACCTTGATTTCGATCTGGCCACATGCATAGGTCAAAATCTCAGCAAGCTTATTTCCAGGAGACGGAGGAGTCCAACTGGCATCAGCAGCGTCTATCTGAAAAAGAAATGCGCGTGCGAGTAAAGACACGCCATGCTTTCGGCGATACGATGCAGCTGTGGATAAGCTCTGTGTGCTCGGATCAGTGCTCGCCACGCTTGACGTATCGTCGTGTTTCACCATTGTAGATTGATATGCGTTTGAGCGTCTACTCGTATCAAAAACGCCAGCTTTTATGGAATTCCAAGATTTGCTCGTTATTAATTTAGTTTGAAAATTGCACTCAAAAGCGGGGTTGCAAGCGGGGTTGGTTCAAGACCCGATTACCACGAGACTCATTTTAACGTCTGTGCTTTGTCTTCTTCTGTGAATATCGGTGGCTCTTCTTGTCGACCGAGTATTTGAGTGCGCGTTTCAATACTTTTATATTGTTAGCTAAGAGAACACCGAGCGAAGGGCGACCTTTGACAGCTCCGTGTTGACCCGCATATTTGAATGCAATGCCACGAGCTGGGCTTGAATAGACCGATTTCGCCATTTGTGGTGCTGCTTTATTATCTAAATGGTATTGCAGACAGATAATTAACTTCCCATTGTACACCATGCAATAGTATGCCCGCCAGTCGTTGCATAATTGTAGTTAATCGAAAATTGGTTCGCGCTGATTTTTGCTGTAGTTAGAGCTGTACCAGCAACCTGCGGATCACGTGGACAGACAAATATAACATAAGAAAAGGCACTACTATAAGATACAGGAAGCGTCACTGTAACACTTCCAGACATCCCGTTTCCAACAGTCTCGCTATACTGAATAATTGGCTGTACAATCGTATTGATGGTCAATGGCCCGGGGACGTTCACAACGGGAGCCGTGCTTGTTCCCGTTAGCGTGACATTTGAACCACCCGTCACCGAACTAATCATAGCCAGTAGGTTCCGATACGCCCAAACGGTGTCATTAATCACACCTGTCGACAACATTTTAAGCGATATCAGACTACACGAAATAACGCTACCCTTACTTCCGGTATTTGCAACTTATTTCTCATCGCGCTGCTTGATCGCATCTACGCACGCGGGCAAAAAACGCTCATGAAAGAATGAAGTACCCGCCGCGACGGTTCTTTCTGCATATTGCGGTACGTATGGCACGTGCGTCACAAAGAACTGATGCGCTTGCCAAACTACGAACCAGGATCGCACACAACGAACGCCGGGAAAGCGCTCGCGCAGCAAATGCATGCTACCTTGAATCTGTGGCATGTACTGCCGTGGAACGCAGATCGAGTTCTTCGCCGCATACGGATGTCCAGGACCCGATCGTTGGTACGCCGGACACTTGTATTCGATAAGCTCGACTTCTGTCCGATCCTTGTTCCACAGCAAAGCGTCTGGACTAAACCCCAGCCAGCGTGTATCCTTGGTTGAAAGCAATCCGGGGTGCTCTAAGCAACTACCATCCTCAAAGGTAAAGTCTTGACTGCCGAGTCTTGTAACCAAACGGTCTGGCTTAGCATACTTTTCCCCGTCACCACGCACCAGAGAACCGAGGTGCTTAGTTAAGAATTGGAGAAAGGCGTCTTCTGCGTGTACCTCATGCAAAGATCCCCACTCGGTATATGCATTGCCATCAAAGGGATTGCGAGATGGATAGACCTTTGCCTCTAGAAGCTTGGCGGCTGACATGCTAGGGTTTTCATGTGCAGCACTTGCGAATTGAGACCCCGTTACGCGAAATGAACGCGCTGTATACCACTCAGTTGATCGCTGGGGCATATCACAGTCGCCCTGCGGTGCCATGACCTCGTACAGAGCCTCTGGCGTTAGCGATGGCAGAGATGCGCGGAACTTCTTGTATTGCTCATCGTCGCATTCCCATGGCATACGATGCACAGTGCGCCCTGACGGAACAAAGGTTGGAAGCTCTGTGAGCTCGTATTCCGCATGCTCGATTGGCGTCTCCATGGCACATGATACAGATAGAGGAGGAATGCCAAACTTCTCTTCCAAGACTTCGCAGTTCGCCTTTGTGATGAGATGCATCGTTGGTGCACCAGGTGTGCGTTTCACTCCAACAGAACGCACGCCATACCCCTTCTTCGATGCTGAGATACCCGATGCCATCATCGCAATACCACGCTTAGACCCCAAAGCCATCCTCCCCGCGTCAGCCCACGTTCAGCTTTTGTAGCTCTCACTTACTCGACGTCCGCCTCGTCCTCCTCCTGCGTGCACTGGTACGCCGCAGTCGAAGTGTGGCGCATGCTCTCGAGAGCATCGCGCTCCGCCTGCTCCTGGGCGCGGCGCATGGCCATCTGCGTCTCGCTGAACCCCGCCGAGCTTGAGCTTGAGCTAGAACTTGAGCTTGAGTAGGCCGCACCACCGGCTCCGCCTCCGGTTGCACTGCGCCGAGGCACCATGTCGTCCAGCTCCGGCATATCGTTGTCGTCATCGTCGTTGAAGATGCGAAGAGAGCGCCCGCGCTGCGAAATGAGCGTGCGTGCCCCCGCCGCGCCCCCGCCCGCGCCGCCCGTATTGGCCCGGTTCGGTGGGCCCGGAGGCGCATAGTCCGTGATCTCCACGCGCTCCGCGGTCTTGGAACGCTTGGGCGCAGACATGGGGATACCGGGCGCGCCAGCCGGCAGGTCGCTGTACAGGCCATTGGAGAGACCCCCCGACGCAAATGGCTTCTGCAGAGACATGGGTCGCGACTGCGTGCCCGAGTTGAAGGTCGCGAAGGCGCTCCCGCCGCCGCCGCCTCCGCCACAGCCTCCGCCAGCCGCAGACAGCGCCGAGGATGATGCAGCCGCCATGCCAGTAGATGTCGGACCTGCGGATGCGCCGAGTGTGGCGATGCGCGCGTCCTCCTCCACAGACTCGAGAGGCTCCGCATATGCGAAACCATCCGGTGCCACAAAGACGTCGGGCTTGTCATTCGGCGTTGAGAGGTCACCGACACCCGCATCGATGATCATCGAGTCCAGCACCAGCGTGATCGAGGCATTGCCACCCGGTGCCAGCGACCAGTAGGCCGGCCGGATACACGCATAGCGCGCCGCCGACCCGCCGTTGGCGCCATCCGCGATATCACCCGGGCCCACGTAGCGCACACGCTGCTCGCCCGCCGACCAGGCCATAGGCCGATCCTCCAGTAGCAGAGGCAGCGTATCCTTGACCTTCGGCTTCGCCGGCGAGCCCGAGAGGCTGAGCTCCCAGCCGACGACGATCGAGAAGCGGGTCGCGATAGCCGAAAGCGGGGTCACGCGCGGCGCCCACTTGATCTTGCTCACGAACTTGCCGGTGGCACCGTCCTTGATCTCCAGCGTATCGATCTCACCCGATCGGCCGTTGACGCGTAGCGTGATGAAACTGTCGTACATGGGCGAACCGTCGATGCTGCGCGGCGCCAGCGGCTTGCACTTGAGCGCGATGGCGCTGTTGTCGCGGCCGATATACTCGGCGTCCTGCTGGCTAAAGAGCTTGGTGCGGTTCTTGATCAAAAAGGAGCGGAAGTTCATATCCAGGTCGTCCAGCGACTCCCAGATAGCCTTGTTGATCTGCATGCGCATGGTGATCTTGCCGCGACCCTTGCCCGCGATATCCTCGAGCGTGAAGCACTCCCATGGCGCGCGCACGGGCTTGATGGCGAGCGGCTGGTCCTTGGCCGTCAGGAACTTGAAGGTGACCATGCCACCACGCTGCTGCTGGCCGCCGGCGCTGCGGCCGATGGCGTCGATGAAGCCCAGCTTGTCGTCCTTCGAGGGATCCTTGAACACGATGGCCTCCGACCACTTGGCCGGCAGGTCCAGCGTCTTCATCTGTGACCACGACATCTTGAATCGGCTGATTGTTGCTACGCTGGTAGGGATATGGGTATCAAAAGGCTGACTTTTGGGCCCGGGGGCGGGAATTGCGTTTTTGTGCAAACATTAAAAATGAGACGCGCCAGCCCTGAGAGTGACAAAAGAAGCGGGGTTCAGCCAGCGCCAAAAGCGGGGTTGGATATGTGTATCAGATAGGGGTATCAGGATAAGGGTATCCAATTTTCGAGGTGATTTTCGTCATTTTTTTTGCCCAGAGGGGATAAAGGTGGTGTTTTCGAATTTTCGAGGTGACCTTAAGAGACCGTTAAGCCGGCTTGGCGGTTATCTATGTCACCTCGAAAATTCGAAAATGAGACCTTTACCCCCCTTTGGCAAAAAAAATGGTAAAAGTCAACCATGAAAACTCGATACCCAGTGAAAAGCACTTAACTGTTCAACGCCTGTTCTGGCCCGCGTGCCAGTACTCTCCTCGCTGCATATGAGGCTTTCCTTGGCCTTCAGAACCTGGTGGTCCAGCGGCTGCCGGGGCAGGTGGTACTGCGGGGGCCTGTAATAGAGCCCTATATTCTTCATTGATCTGTTCTACCAGTCTGTCTTCGTTTCTCATTAAGTCAAACATCAACTCACGATACGACTCATAAACTCTTAAAGGAATATCCGTCCTCGCGAGACGCGGAAGTTCCACCCCGTTTGGAGTGGAGTTGTTCATATATATCTCGTTGCTAATTCGAGTCACGTCGTTCCAACTGATCATGGCATCGTATGCCGTGCGCGCAATTTTATCTGCCCATCTAAAAAGAATTTCTAACTCGTCGCTTACATGAAAAATCCCTTCATTCGCCAGACTATTACGTATAGGATTCCTTTGATTCCTGCAAAACGCATATATACGGTGAAGACCATTGGAGATCTCGTATAACTGCTCTCGCGCTGCAAAAGCCATGCTTTGACCAAAGTTGTGTGATATCCTTCTAAACGTATTGATGGTAATGCATTGAAATACAACAGGTAGAAACAAACTGTTCAACGCCTGTTCTGGCCCGCGTACCAATACTCTCCTCGCTGCATATGAGGCTTTCCTTGGCCTTCAGCGCCTGGAGGTGAGTTACCGGGTCCGGGTAAGCGTATTCCCCACCGTAGATTCTCAACCTTATCGGCAATCACTTTGCTGCAATCTCGTTCAAGTTTTACTAGCTTCAGTGCATGTTTATCCCACTTCTCATATGTTTCTATTGGGATATTCGTGCGCATATTTGCATCTGGAACTCCAGATGGTGGACCGCTACTCTCAAAGACAGATGATGCCCCTACTAAATCGAACCACGCTCTAGCAGAAACATAACTGGCTCGTTGGATTTGAGAAAACCGTCTAAGATACTGCCATATATCAGGATCTACACGATCACCAACTTGCTCCATAAGGCGATAGATCTCTGGTTGTGACTCCGATGCAAACGATTCTTCGCTCAGACCTTCGGTTATTAACTCATACTCACGTGTTAGATCGCGAATCTGTTTTCGCGTAGCAAATACTGGAGGTGCTGGTGGAAGAGCGGGTGGAATAGCCGCCATGGTTTGTTAAACTATTTAAGCATATATTGTCATAAATAGACAAAAAAGAAGCTATTCAACGCCTATTTTGCCCCTCGTGCCAATACCCCCCTCGCTGCATGTGTTGAGGGATGCCTCGACCCCTTGGTGCCACGCTGCCCTCAGGTCCGAAGTGTCGAACTGTACCCGCGTCAGATGAATGCGGCGCGGGCATCATTGGCCCAGGATGTCCAGTATCATAACCACCTGCCGCCTGTTCCATCCGAGTGCGATCAACGAGAGTCCGCGCTCTGTCAATCATCTGCTGATTGTAATCTTTTCCATGCGGCAGTTCGATGTCCGGTTTCATTTCCTCTCCCACCGAACTCTTGCGCGTCATACTCTTCCTCGTACTCAGCTCGCGCATTCCATTTGCCCTCGCAATTGTATCATCGTAATCTTGTATACCTATACGACGCCAGTTAACGAGCTTAAATAGCAAAAGATAGCTTAGATAAGGATCGCTTGTATGGACAGCCTCCCCGAATTCTTTATATACCTCGTTTCCCATTTTTCTGACTTCTGGAAATCCCAATATATCCCGGCGTCTCAATGGAAAGTTATCAGACCTATACTGCTCATTAAGACGTGCTACGAGTTCTTTAAATTCTAAAAGCTTCATATGAAGACGAGATGGGAAGTCGCCATTCATAGCAGCTTGTGCTACGCTGTTCATTCGTTCCAAAACTGGTGTGTAGCGAGCGATCCACTGGGGGTCGTTTCGTCGTGGTAAATTTATATCCGTGCTTGAAAATGGGGTCAGTTCGATAGCAGGACCCGCTGGGCGATCAACGATATCGAAAAATGGAACAGTGAAGTCGTCTCTATGAAGAAACGTTTGCGGGATACCTCCTTCCATATTGTCCTGTCGGTTTATTTAGACTTAAGTGGTCATTAGTGTACAAAAAAAGACTCACAAACCCTGCATCGCTGATGGATCTCTGCCTTCGGCGCCTGGAGCACGTCCATATCTGCTGTTAATATGCCGGGGGCGGCCACTCCCAGGAAACAATAACGCAGTTTGCATTTGCATTCTTTCGAAAAGCCACTCCAATTCGTCGCTAGTATCCTCAATAAGTTCCTCGAGGAATGTAATACAATCCTCAAGAAACATAACCAATGCTCGCTTGCGAATAACCCATTCTGATTCTGGATTGGCTTTCAAAGAATTCCTCTCGAGGCCACGCCTTAAATAATCATTGACTCCTCCACTGTCCCAGGTGTTATCATTTGCGAGAAAGCGGTCCGCCCCTTTACTATATTCATCCATAACTTCTTGTGTTATTTGCGATGGGTCTACACTACGAATTATTGCTTCACGATCTTGAAACACGGCCAGACATCCACGGTAAAATCTTAAGTTGTGTTCGCGTCCGTTAATCAATTGTTGTGTGGAGGGCCACGTTGCGTTGGTATTGCCTTCCATATTGTCTTCCATGTTATCTCGTCGGTTTATTTAGATTGAAGTGGTCATCAGTGTACAAAAAAAGACTTACAAACCCCGCTTTCAACCCCGCTTTTCATTTGCACAAAGCAAAGTTTGCTCGCTCACTTTTAATTAAATCACGTTTCGTGAATTCCGCGGCGCTCGACTTTCCTGATACCCAGATCACCATACATATGCTTATCGGCAGATGTATCTTCCGCCCAAGTGTGGCGCATGTGCCTGGTCTATGGACGAGCACACCAAGATCGACTTCCAGCTTTATTCAATCTGGAGTGAGGACACCCTCTGCGCTAACTGCATCAACCGCTGCCTGGTCGCCTTTGGCGAGTTTGAGCACTTCGACTGCAAGCCTCACGAGGCGCCACCACTGCACGGTGACGAGGGCACCCCTATCTACGTTCTGACACCTTACGGTGAGCTGGTGCCCGCGAACGGTGAGGGGGAGTTCAAGGCCAACGGCAACTTCTTTATGAGCGCTGTGCGTGTCGTGTGCTTCAAGTGCGGATCTGACTTTCACACGACCGACGACCACGACCGTGTAGTCTTCAAGCCAGTCAAGCTCCACCTCGACGATCTCGGTGACGTCAAGAAGGACCTCCAGCTCCTCTTCGAGTACGCAGCCTTCCACAAGTAAGGCCTATGTCTACAAGCAGACCAGGCGTCTACGCTAATTGGCAGGTGTGTCTCGATCTGTTCATGCCAACGGATACGGTGGTCCCTGATTGGTCTGCGGCTGATATCGTGGGCGAGGCGCTTCCGGCGCTTTCTTTCCTGTGCTACGCGCGCTACGACTTGTCGCTAGAGCTTGCGTTCACTCTAGCAGGCACAGATAGAAACATCAGCCAGCCTGTGAGCATCCCCGAGGCCATACCACCACGAAAGACTAAGAAGACCTATCCCAAGGAGAAGAAGAAGTACAAGCTCCGCAAGCCCAAGTATAAGCCTAAGACCCGCTTCGCGTAACATGTCGTCCAACGATATGGAGGAGTGGGTCCAGGAGCAAGTCGAGCGTCACGAGGATTTCCACTGCGACTGCCACTGGGCGCGTCCGATGTGCTGGCACTGCGGGGACGAGGTGCCACCGTGTGATCGCATCTTCCATACGACCGTTCTTCGTGACAGTGCCATCCATCTCAGTGATGGGATCTACCTCGTCCTCTTCTGCCAGGAGTGTTTCCAGGTGAAGAAGGAGCACTACACGATCGCGACGTACCGGGAGTATGACCACTTTCGAGCTTACACGTGGCTGAGTGCTCGCCTCAGTTCGGAGCACGAGAACCACAACCCTAACCAACTCGGCCCTTCGCTTATACGCGCACCTGGCCCTCCACCTCTTATAATCCACAATCCCGAGGACTACTACGATGACGGAAACATAACGGAGTCGGAGTCGGAGGAAGGGGATGCGGCGCCATGCGAGCATGAGAGCGAGAAGGAGGATGAAGAAAACATAGACCCAGAGTGAACAAATCTAAGAACGCCGCTTACCACGTCCCCGCTCGTCCATTCTAGCGTAATTAGGAGGAGGGTTTCCTCGAACGCCCCCTGGTAGACCATGCGGCACATACACTCGGTAGCCTTTCTGTAGGCGGTAAATAATTTCCGGATCAGTTTCTACGCCTCCGTGTGGGCGACGTATTGCGTAACGTGGATAACCCTCTTCATTGTTGACAAATAGACCACCGCGTACGCCTTGGACAAGCGAATGAGTGTTATTCATATCGAGATGGTAACGCTGTCTTGACCACCGATCAAACGCCGTCCTGTTGCGCTCATTTCTGTCGAGGATTTCCTTTACACGACGATTGTGTAGGATTTCGGCTCTACGTCGCGCGGTTTCGGACGCGGTTGTCCCGTTTTTGCCCTGTTTCGGCATACTGTTTTATTCTGAAATGTGCGATGAGAATATGGCATTCAGTGGTGGTATTGGTGCAGCTATCTCGATCGTGACGTTTCTCTTTCTTCACGTTGTGAAGCCTTTTTTCACAGCTGCGAATCATAAGCGCGTTCGTTCCATTTGCTGTGGAAAGGTTTGTGTGTCTAGTTTGGACGTTGAGGATACGACTCCAACTGTGACTTTGCGCGTTGCGCCGCAGGCGAGTGGATTGCAAAGCCCGAGGCCGAGCCCGCCTTCGCCCCCGCGCGCGCGCGAGTCTACATGAAACGAATATATTGACGCTGGGTGTTGAGACCATGGCCCATCTGATGAGCGATTGAGCGGGCAGCTGCGGTTGTCTGGTTCTGTCTGTCCATCGAGCTGATAAACTCGTGGCGCAGCGAATTGGTCGTTACGTTACGACCAAAAGCGGCAAAAAAGACCGACGACTTCCATGAAGAAAAGCCGGAGTCGGAATAGGGTGCACCGCTCTGCGAGGCAAAAAGCCAGTCTCGCTTCGGCGTCGCTTTCAAGTTGCCTTCTAAAACATGCGCAAGCTCATCACTGAGGTCACGCGTGAGATCTCCGTGAGAGCTGCTTGTCTTGTGATCACGGATATGCAAGGTCCACGTATCGTCGTCTTCTGATTGATAGAGACAATTGCCAGTCTTCATGTATCCAAGACGAACAAGCGCGAGATCGCCACCTCGTAGCGGCGGAGACATGAGTGCGTGAAAAGCTAGAAGGAGCGTGCTCTGTGAAGTTGGTTCAGCTTTATACGCTTTGCGGAAGACGTCGTTCCACTCAGCAAGACTTGCGTGTGTCTCTCGCTCTCTCAAACTAGGCTGGTTATGATCCAAGCGTGTCAAATACCGTTTGGAGACAGACGCTAAGAGTTCAGACCACTTCTGGCTAAGCTTGAGAATGGATTCGGATGTGCGGCGAATATATCCACCCTCTTCGGCTCGCTTAAAAAGAGAGAGAATGGCGGCAATGTATGTTCGCGCGGAGTAGTCGGGTACGGCTGCAAAGACCATAGCGGCGCGTTCCGGGTTTCGTAGAATCGCGGAAAGGCCGTTTGATTCATTGTCGTTGAAGATGCGAAGAACACTTCTCAGCTGTTTCTTGTATGACTTTTTGCTTTTTGCAGAAAGACCCGGGGCTGCCTCGATGAGAGCATCCCACTCGGCATTGGTCCTCATCAATCCATGATCGTGTGACATCTGGCCACTCGCCAACCCCGCTTTTGAGACGCGCTGTATGACCAAAAGTATTGCCTGCTAAATAGTGCGACGAATTCAATAAAATCATATGACAGGATGGCAGACCCTCGGAATTCGAATCGTGGACGCTCGGCGGTGACAGCTGAGGACTTTGCTCGAGCATATGCATCACAAGCACACCCGGTCTTTCCTGCTCACCGTCAATATTTCGATGAGAGTGATGAAGATGACCACCATATGCTAGGCGCAGATACAGATAAGGATAAAGAGAAGAAGGCGGATAGCGGTAGCGGTGGTGGCGATCGGAGCCACGAGTTACGACGCGATGAAATGCAATATCGCACTGCACTGAAGACTGCATTCGAACTTGGCCATAAAGCGGGGTTGATGCAGAGAAACGAGATCCCGCCCTGCAGTGCATGTGAGCGCAGAAAAGAGCGAAACCGCATTGCGGCACAGGCGTCCAGAATGGAGAAGCGTCGGTTGGAGCGGGGTGGGGAAAGCGTGCCAGCTACGTCGTCTGCGTCTGTGGAGACTGTTGTGCGTGCCGCGAAACGTCGCCTACCAACTGCGGGTGTTCCTCCCGAACCTTTCCATGTATCTCAAGCACCAGCGCCTTCATTTTCAAATGCGAGTATTTTCGTACATCCTCCTCACAACGATCTTCAGGTAACTAGGGTTGAGGCGGAGGAAGAAGAAGAAGATGAAGATGAGATTGAACCCCCGCCCTTTTCGTTGTCCGTATCGCTTATACTCAATTCACAAAATACCTTGAAGCATTTCTGGTATTTTACTTTACGTGGTTTTCAAGGTGTGATTGGGGTACACTATCGGCAGAAATGGTAAGTCGTGAGGGTGGCGAGGAGATGGTGGCGGCGCTCGAGGATCATACGGACCACGATGTCTTCACGCTGTGGGGGTCTCACGAAGCGTATACTCCTGGCTCGGCGATTTTGGTGTCTCGACAGATCGAAGAGCGTCCGTATCGTGACTACCTGATGCACCAGCAGGGGTTTCTGAGTGGAAAGACGGAGGGTGATCTTGATTCCGTGCCTGGTTATTATGGCGGCACTGCGAGCTACAAGTTTGTGCAGAATGCGCAGTCTCTCAACAAGATTCGTGTGACTCGCTACCACCTTTCTCGTGCACTAGGAGAGCACCATGATGAATATGGCCGTGTCGTGTCTGATGCGCCAGCTGCAAAGTTGCGCGCCGAGACGCTTGCGGAGGCAAAGACGATCCCTTTCGTTCCGTATTCGAGTGTTGGGCCTGATATGGCGTTTAAGGAGGCTGGTGAACATGGCGCCTTTCTCGGCACCCATCGTCCATTCAGGCCCGAGACACTGCCGTACGATCGGATTCGTGGCGCGCAGATTCCTTATGGTGCTTTGAAGGGACTTGATGTTCCTGGCGCAATTCCTTCGAGTTATGGTCGCTTTGGGGGTCTTTCCTATCCGTCGACGCTAGAGCAGCGTCTTCACCCGACAAAGACGAAGGCTCAGCTCTACAATGAACTGAATCGCGTACATCCAGCAGGAACGATGGCGAAAGCTAATGCATATGCAGATGCAGCTGCGGCTGCGGCTGTGGCTGCGGCTGGGGCGCATTAAAAGTATGTATCCGTGTCTGCAATGATTTTCTGACTGTATTCTAATTCGCCTTTTGCTTCCCACAGTCTCGCATGGCAGTTGGTGGCGGCCGGAAGAAGCATGGCGTGCTCAAGAAGACTGTCAAGAAGGCCCTGAAGGCTCTTGGGAAGATGGGCGTGCCCGTTGGCATGCGCGGCATGGGCAAGCACAAGAAGCACCGTGTGCACCACCGTGTGCACCACAAGAAGCACCACCGCAAGCACCACAAGTAAAGCAAATCTTAGGATGCATATAAGTGTCTTTGGAATCTGACGATGTATCAGTAGATGGACAGGAAACTTTAAATGGCAACGATAAGGTTCACACAATTTGTATATTTATAATTTCGCCCCTTTCGTCTGTGTAGTGAGATGGATCTACACCCAGACCTACAAAGGTGGAGGCGGGCACAGGGTGTACTTGCCGCGGAGGAGACGCGAGACCGCCTGAGCCGGGCAGCTTCAGCTCCTTCGTCGCGTGTCCATGCACTTACTGAGCAGTCAAATGCCATCCAGCGTGGTCGAGTGCCGCAGATGGAGGTGGCACCTACCTTTTATCTCGGAGAGGAACGCATTCTCGTAGAGACCGCGCCATATATCGACCGACCGCTCAGTGCGCTCATGAGTGGCTCGTCGAAGAGCGGTGAAGGTGGGGTTCTCGACATGTACAATTGGAAGGACGGACGCGGCAACGATAGCTTCGGAGAGGTTATTGCGGTGAATGCCGGGCTTGCATCAAAGTATAAGCAGCAGCTGACACACGCACCACCCATCCAACCTTATTTGGGTGAGCTGATTGAGGGCCCTGATGACATGACAAAGATTTCCCACCTGTTGGGATATGTGCCTCCCCAGGGTCTCGGTCCGAAGGGCGAAGAGCGGCCTGGATTTCGGTACCTCCCGCCAGCGGCTGAGCGTGACGCCCAGGGTCTCGGTGCAGTGGCGGCGGCTGCAGAAATTGGCGAAGAGGCCCAGGCTGTACTCAATGTCGAGCCTAATCTACACCCTGCTGGCCCTGCAGCGCCTGCACCGGAGGGTGCTCCAGGTGGTGGTCCGGGTGGTGGTCCGGGTAGTGGTCCGGGTGGTGGTCCGGGTGGTGGTCCGCCTGGGGGTCCGCCTCCGGGTGCCCCAGGCGCTCCCGCGCAGCCACCCCAGCGCTCTGAGCTGGAGCGTGAAGCCGAGGCGGCTCGCGATGCACAGAATGTACTTGCAGCTGAGGAGCAGATTCACGACGAGGGGCATGTTGCGCCTAGTAACAATCTAAACCCGGTTGCAGTAATTGAAGAGCAGGGACGGATGTATGGTCCTGCACCGCGTGGATTTATCGAGGGTGTAGCAGCAGATACGCGCGACCTCGCAGCAGCCGCGGGTGATGTTTATAAGGGGGTTCGTAACGCCGTTGGGGCTCTCGGTGAAAACATCAACCGGGGTTGGCGTGGCATCGTAAATGCCCCCTACAATGTATTGAATACAGGCCGTCTAACTCTTAAGCAGATATACAAGGACTCTTCGTTGGTGGAACAGCCAGAGGAGGAAGAGGAGACAGTCGAACAGGCAGATGCACGCGAGTTGGCAAGGATCGAGGAACAGCTGAAACGCAGTAAACGAGGACTGACGCCATCTCTATTAGGGACAGTCGGTGGACTCCGAAACCGGTTTAACCGTTCGTTGAGTCGGCCTGTCCCAATGGAGAATGGGCAGGCACCACTTGAGCAACTTGCGGATCTCGGCGTGGGCCGCGCAGCTGAACCAGCGGCAATCGCTGCAGAGGAGGCTGTCGTCGAACCCCCGCCTGCCATTGTCCCTGTTCGCCAGCCTGTAGCAGCACCGGTTCCGCGTGTACCTCCTGCCCGAGCTGAAGTTGTGAATGCGATACAGGCAGAAGCACTTCAACGCCAAGCAGCTGCCGCTCAGCGTATTGAGCCGTATGATGACAGGCAGCAGCGAACTATGTTTATTCTACTTGCTGCCCAAGAAATGAGGAGATATAACAACGAGAACGGTCTTGTCCACGGAAATGCCGCGGAGAGGGTCCAGCATGAAATTGAAGTACGAGATGCTGCAGCGGAAGCATGGGACGCAGGGCGTATCGAACTTCCAGCAAATTTCCACTCTTCTCGTATGACTGCAGCCAAGCGTCAAGAGGTGGTTGCTGATGCTGCTCTTAAATACATCCACAATGATTATGTTCGCGGTCTTCCACAGCCATACTCACACGAACTTCCACTTGATATGCCCCAGGAATATGCCCATCCTCTACCTTCTAATGCCGCTGCGCCACCTCGAGGCAGCACAGACGTGGATCGTCTAGACGAGTTAACTGGGCAGCTTGAGGCGGCTCGGGCTGCTGCGAGGGCCGAAGAGGCTGCTCACGCGGAAGCGCTTCGTCGCCGTGGCCCCAGCGCCCGAGTAGAGACGGATGTAGAGAGGGCTGAGCGACTTTTGGGTATATCTCCGGGTCCCGGCGGCGGGGGCGGAGGAGGCGCTGCAGCTATGGAAGTGATCCGACAGCCCCCCCTCCCTCCTGTGTATCTTCCACCGGCGCCGCCATTGCCTCCAGCGCCTCCGATGCCTCCAGCAATCCGAAACTTGCCACCTCCACCGTCTCTTGCTGGGGTTCAGCCTGCAGTAGCGCCACTTCCGGCGTGGCAGGATCTGGCACATAGGGGTCACGGCGAGGGCACCGCGGGTCGCCTTGCCGTTATCGAGGCTCAGCGCCCATATTTTTTGCGACGAGGATACAACATCGACGTTGTAGCGCCTCGCCTTACTCCGAGTCAGCTTTTGGACGAGCTTTTCCTTGTCAACCCTAGTGGCCGCGTCGGTGGACAAACACGCGCCCAGATCGATGCAGCTCTTGTGCGTGCCAACCCCGCTCTGGGGCGCCTTGAAGATGCATATGATCTATCTACACCAGCTGGAAAGGCACTCTCACGCGCAGTTTCTCATCTCACGCGTTACAAGGGATCTTTTAAGTTCACGGGGTCTGGAAAGCCAGACGATGAGTCTAAGCCTCCTCACCTTATCAAGGGCTCAGAGGCGGCAAAAAAGCACATGGCGGAGCTACGCGCAAGGAGGGGTCAGAAGCGGGGGCTTTAAAGAGTGCAATTACTTATATGGTATATGGCGAAGCTAGCCATGCATATGACTTAAGCCTTTCACCATAGGAAAAGTTTGAACGCCTAACTGTCTGGACCAATGCAAATATGTTCCGTGGGAGATGATGTATCAGCCACCATCTTGCACGTGTAGGTAAAGGGCGCTTTCGTGTCCTATTAATACCCACAATCATCCTCTTCTTCAGCGTCCCCGGCGCCAGCTGCTGCATTGCTCTTTTTGCCAACAGACGCCTTTTCGGGCTTTACCGGGGCTTCGAGACCAGACCCAGCCTCGACAAGCGTTCGTTTCTTCGATGGCTTTTCAGTGGGCTCTGACGAGTGGAGGAGATAACACCCCCCTTCGTAAATGACCATTGAAGGGAACGTAGTACATAAGGCCACCCAACGACTTGGTAGCTTCCGAATGCGTTTAAGTTCATCTGTATCGCAACCACCATAAAGACCGAGAAGGTTTGTCATCTGTTTCATACTACAACCATTGGGAAAGAGAACAAACTTATGTGCCTCGCCTAGGAAGAGACGAGTCCTGTGATTTGGGTGTATGGGTGGATTTTCGAATTTTCGAGGTGAGTTTAAGAGAGCGGAGGCTTGGCTGGTAATGTATGTCACCTCGAAAATCGAAAAGCGGGCGGCGGAGCGGCTGCGCAAGCTAACAAACCTTTTGTAGTCTGTTAGAAGGTGGGAGGCGACCAAGAGAGACGAAGCCGTGTGCCTACCAGTGGTTGCGATCATGTCGATGATCTGCTGAAGGGACGCGTGCATTTCAGGATCATCGCGTTCAAATCCCTCGATATCGTCGAAGATGGTAAGAGACTTCTCGTACTTCTTAAGACTAGTCGCATCTTCATCACCTTTAATCTGTTCAGCTTTTACGCGCTCTATGTAAGGAAGAGCATCAAGCGTATCATCCTCATCGAGAAAAGAGATGAGACGAATCGTGCGCTTTGGCCATAGCATGTGATACCGAATAGCAAAGTTCTTTGCTGTGTGGCTCTTTCCACTACCTGACTTCCCACCAACCATGATCACATCGCGGCCATTTTCAAGGTTGCTGGGTTCGAGGGCGAAATACTCACCTTCGGGTAAGACTACGTCGCGCGTCGGGAGAATGGATCTCTTTGAAGTATCCACCATCAAACTCAATCCATCCCTCTGTGTTGTCTTTGTGTGGAGGATGGCAATAGGCTGGAAGGCTGGTTCCTTTTTGTTGAACGTTCCAATTTTAAGCATCTTCCTTGCTAGACTGGTGGTAATACACGATACTACGTTGTTCGTCAGTCGACAAACATAAGTCTACGATGGACTTTGGTCTGTTCGCACAGTCGTCGTCGACACCGAGTTTTGGGGCATCTCCCACTCCACTGCCATCCGTATCTCCGGCGGTTGGACAGGACTTCAATCTTGGGCCTCTAGAGACGAAGTTTCTGTGGTGGTGTGTCAAGATGATATTTGGATGTGCAATTATCCGGGACATGTGCTTCCATGGCATCCCCTTTATCGGGGGCCTTATCAAGACTGCAATTGAGAAGTCTTTCACGTCGCCATTTGTTGATGATGAGGATAGGGATGAGAGTGCAGTTCCCGTTGCTCCCGGGGGATCTCCAGCACCTGTAGCCCAGACGAGGTCTCGTGTGAAGGGCGGTGCTTATCATTATTCATCTGTACTCGAGTCTGCGCTTGGTTTGGATGAAGCTGAGATGAAAGCTGAGGTTAAGAAGGAGATCAAGAAGGGCATTGATGCACTTGGTGATAAGGCCGAAGAGGTTGTAGAGAACCTTGCCACCGGTGTTCTTGATTCGCTTATAGGTGACACGAAGGAGTAAATAGTGACAGCGACTGACGCGGTGTTGTACTGTTCACACTTATACTCTCTGTCCACCTCCTACTCGTCATCCTCCTCCTCTTCGCATACACACTCCGAAGCCTTGGCCGCGAAGCACTTGTCGCACGCGCTAGGCTTGGCGCTTGAGCTTGAGCTTGAGCTTGAGCTTGAGCTTGAGGCCGCGTAAGCCTGGTTGCGTGGCTTCTTGACGCTGATCTTGGGGCGAGGCGCTCCGGGTACGTACTCCTCGTCCTTCTCCTCGATAGACTCGACCTTGCGCTTGTGCTTCTCCTCGGCCTTCGCAGCCTTGATGGCGGCCAGGTCCTCGTGGCTGAAGTCCAGGGCCTCCTCCGCGCCCCCGCCCGCGCCCCCGTCCGCGCTCCCGCCTGCGCCAGCGCCGACACCCACGTAGCCGCGCACGCGGAACTTGCGCTCGAGGTCAGCGATGTGAGCCTCCATGGCAGCGGTCTTCTCCTTCATGTTGAAGAGCTGAGTCTGAAGGCTCTTGTTGTACTTCTCGGCGTTGGCCTTGCCCTTCTCAAGACCCTCAGCGCGCGCGGCCTCGATCTCCTCGCTTGAAGGCTTGTTGATGGTCTCGACCTTAGTCATAACCTGGCGCAGAAGCTTGATGGTCACGCGGTGCGAGCTCTGGAGGTCCTGGATCTGGACCTGCATGTCGTGAACCTTGTAGGCCGTGTCCGCGATAGACTCGCCGTGGCTCTCAGAGGTGCTCTTGATGGTAGACAGCATGGTCTTCTCGGAAGCCTTGATGGTGTCCTGGAGTGCCTTCAGGTCGGCCTCTGAGTCTTCCATCATACCCTTGAGGCGGTCGTCGATGTCCTCGAGCGTAACCGGGCCCTCAGCCTCCTCGTAGACTGCCGGGGCTCCCTTCTCGGCCTGGGGTGGGTACTTGGCGGCCATCCCCTTCCGAACTTGGTCGCGAGGGGGTGAGCTTACACGGTCAAAGGCCGAAAGCTCAAAGTCGGCGTGGGGCTCGATGTCGCGGCTAGTCATTAATTCTTTTTGCCCGCTTTTTGCCTTCAGATGTTACTCAACTGAGAAGGGAGAGGGGTTACGAAAGGTAAGAACGAAATGAAGAATTATTGACTGTTAAGGGGGGAACGAGGTGGGAACTACTCGTAGAATGTGGTGGACGTGTAATCCTTCGTGGTCAAGGATCCGTAAGGAATATCGTATGACTGCCTCACCCTTTACCTTGCCAGGGTAAAGGGATAGAGGTGTCATTCTTACTGAGACATACGATACTACACATCCACCACATTTTCATGAATATGCTATATCCGAAACCGGTATATAAATGTCATGTCAGCTGTCTGGTCGTGTCGAGCGTGGTGAGTTACCTTTGCGTTGTTTATACCAGTGTTACTCGATTACTTACAAGTTACTCGGATGCCTTCATACCCTCAACATCGGGCTTATCAGATGCCTTCTCAACACCAGCCACCGTCTCCCCCTTCTTCTCGAGGCGTGCAATACGCGCGCGATCCCGGCTAACGCGCGCATACTCTCGCTCGCGCTTGCGCCGCTCATCGCAGCGCTCGCACGTCTTAGCACGTCGAGAAGCCTTGGGGCTCTTCTTAACCTCCTTTACCTCAACAGGTGCATCCACACCGGGTGCAAAAAGAGGTGCATCACCTACGGCCTGTGCCGCATCAACGGCAGGTGCGACAGCAGGATCCACATCTGACGTCTTTGCACTATCACTCGACATCACATCCGAGTCAATCTTCTTCGTAGGACGCGCAGCCTTTGATCGGGGCATTTTATTCCGACGGTCTATTTTTTGTGGATTCGCATTCGCCCCCGGCCATGCGTATGAATGAGAACTGCCTTCAATTGCTTTTTTGCTCGCAGAAGAGACAAAGGCTTCTTACTGAGTTTACGACCGGTGTCTTTGTTCTTTACCCAGAATTTATTGGTGTTTCTTTTCTTCTGTAGTGCGTAAGGCATTTTAAGGCAATATCTGTCGATTGTTTATGACCTCAGTCTTCTATGGCCCATCAGGGTGCTTCTGAATATGCGCGTGCGCCGCCGAGGCAGCGAGATAATGTCGAGATGAAAGGTGACAGTGACAGTGGTAGTGACTCTGATTGTTCATCTAGTAGTTCTGGCTCATCAACTGCTTCATCCCCTCGCAACATTCGTCGTTCTATTGCGCATAAACGACCAAAGATAATGATGCACGGCGAGGGTATGCCTGGGGTAAAGCCTACCGCTTTTCACGGTTCCCATTCAATGACGGGTGGATCTATGTTTGATTTTTTAAAGTCGGCGTATGACAACCCCTTTACTCGCTTGTTTTATGATACAAATAAGATCCATAGAGAGTTCGAGGCATCTACAAGGAGTGAATTTAGACCCCAGCTTATGGCTGGACAGCCTCGGGCGCCGGTAAAGGAGGAAGTTCCACCGCCAGCAGCAGCCCCTGCTCCATCACCAGAGGCACCAAAAGCTACCACGGGGCCATCGCCAATGAAACCTTCGATTCCCACACCCCCAGTAAAATTGGACAGGAGGCCACTTCCAAGCCCAACTGCTTACCTCGAGCAAATTTATGCCAGTGGTTTACTACAGGGTCTAGAACAGGGCATCGGGCAAGAGCAGAGCCTCGCGAGTGCTTCTGGTCAGGCGCCAAAGCTGGAGTTTGCGACACAGCACATATATGATCCCAGGATAACGAAAGCCCACCTGGAGCGCGAAAAGAGGGAACTTGCGATTGCGAAAAAGCGTGCCAGTTACGTGAATAAGCCTAGTCGTTGATTAGTCTGATTCAGGCTTATCTGTGATCATGGTGATTTGCGGAGAAGCTGGTGGGTTCGTAGACCTTTTATCGCAAACCTTGTACATTGAAAGCATAAGCTCACTCGTAATCTTCGCAATGTCTTCTTGGGTGTTAAGTTCTGGGTCACCATCCTTCCACGCTGGCTTGAATGCCTCCCAAAGACGCACGTTAAATGACTCATTAGGTGGCTTTCCAAGTTTCATTAGCACGATACCGAAGAGGATGCTACGCGGTTGCCGACTAGAGTGTTCATCCTTAAACACCTCCGTCATTCGGACAAGAAGCGCCATCTCATAGTCACAGAGTGCTTTACAGTTATCAGAGATAAGACTATCCTTATTCACGGCCACCTCTAGATCCTCGAATCCCTTGAACCACTGGAGAAGTCCGGACCTCGTTACATCGAGGAATTCGAGAAGCCCATCGACAACGATGGAGCGCAGCTCATTCTGTGTCTCTCGACTAACAATAGACTTAGTCTCACTGTCAGCTGACATGGTAACGTTGAAATGAAATTGCGTATAAGGACGCCGACTTCTGATGTGCAACTTTTAGCTCAAGAATGTCTATTAGATGGGTCTTTCAAGCGAGCTGTGACCGTGATTTTACACCATCTCGTGAAACTGTCAAGTACACATCCGCCCGATCAGGAAAAGATTCGCTACTTTACGAACGCATTTCATGCATTTTTGCGAGTAAAGGGGGGTAATTATTCCGTTACGTTACACGATTAATCTCGAATTACTCCACGCGCACAATATTCGACGCATCGGGAATCACATCTACAAACTGCGGACTTACTTCGTAGAGAGGCTTATCGCGGATATTCATCCACACCAAAAACGCATCAGAGACATCCTTGAGATTATTGTGAAGGTCGAGAGGTGTAATTGTAAAGCCCATATCGGTGAGCCAGAACATCCAGCCGTTATTCTTGAAGATCGCAGTAATCTCGTCGAGAAGACCAGGAGTAAACGTCAAGAGAGTGTTCAATGTTGGCTTGGCAAACTGAAAGCGAATCTGCCATGGAGTCATGCCCATTGGAACATTGTTATTCGTAACCTGGGAAAAATTCTGGTAGTAAGCAGTGTGGTAGTGGGAAGACAATCCAGTCACATCGAGACCGTCAAGGTTACCAGGGATAAGCGGGGAGTTTGGGCCATTTACATCAATAACAAATGAACAGTGATTCTCCTGGCTAGTGACAACGCGATCGATGAAACTCTTCTTCATGACCGTTGGAAGGATGAGCTTCGTCCAGATAAGACGCCTAGAGTCATTCTGTTTGATTGCATCGGTAGTCATCTCCCGGACATGTGCAGCTACAACACCAATATAGGTGTTAGCACCAACCATCACCACATGTGCAGACATCCTGGATAAGTCTAATGTGTTGACATCAGTCTACTAAGTTCACTAATATGCTGATTGCGAATTGCTTCTGTTACGAAAGCTTCTTTCTCTAATCCTTTTGCAAACTGTTCATTTCGTAGATTACGTTCGTGTTCGATTGCATCAAAGAGATCAAAGGCATACGCGCGCTCATGTTCACCGTGAACTCTGAGTGCAATCATCTGATAGATTGGCAAGGACTTGACTGACGCAGTAAAAGACGGCATTTGCGCTTTTGAGTGAATAATTAAAGTACAATCTCGCTTGCTTGTTCAAAGCGGGGTTGATGCGGGGTTTATGTGTATGCCATGAAGGTGATTCCAACCAATGACGGTGTGCATAAATGGGTTGCTGTCTTCAAAAACGGGAAGCAGACACCTTTTGGTGCTAAAGGTGCGGATGACTTCACGCTCACCAGGGATATAGAGCAAAGACGTCGGTATCGAACAAGACACAAAAAGGACTTACGATCCGGCGACCCAGAGAAAGCGGGTCTGCTATCTTATTATATTTTATGGGGAAAGTCGACAAACATGTCAGATAATATCAAGGCTTACGAGAAAAGGTTCAAGGTTTAGACCAGAAAGTGTGTCACGGGACGTGTCTTCTTGGACTCGGAGTCAGAGTCCAGGTCCGGAAAAGTGCGTTACGGGACGTGTCTTCTTGGACTCGGAGTCAGAGTCCAGGGCCGGAAAAGTGCGTTACGGGACGTGTCTTCTTGGACTCAGGGTCAGAGTCCAGGGCCGGAAAAGTGCGTTACGGGACGTGTCTTCTTGGACTCGGAGTCAGAGTCTATGGTGTTTCACTTATTCTAGCGGGCATGTACTCGGAGTCAGAGTCCAAGTGGACCAGGCGGGCATAGACTCGGACACAGCATTCCTGTTCCGTGTTCTTGTTCCGTGAAGTGTTGATGTTGAACTTCAACTGTGCCCTGAGTGATGTTCAACTATGCCCTGGGCGGTGTTCAACTTCGCCCGGGGCGCGTATCCAACAATGGATCTTTCTGGGTCGTACCCCATGCATACAAGCTAGTAAGAAAATTATAACCCCTTTGTGTATAGTACCCCATGCGGTGTTACTTTAGTAACAAACGTATAGACTCTGTGTGAGTAACAACACGCGGTGTGTCGTGGCCGTCGGATGACATTACATTCATATACCGGTTTAGGATATAGTATATTCGTAGAAATGTGGTGGATGCGTAGTATCGTATGACTCGGTAAGAGTGTTACCTCTATCCCTTTACCCTGGCAAGGTAAAGGGTGAGGCAGTCATACAATATTCCTTACGGGTCCTTGATCACGAAGGATTACGCGTCCACCTCGTTGACAGTAGTTCCCACCTAGTTTCCTCCTTGTGGGTATTCTTTGTGTGCTTACCTACTATATGTTCTCCCCTTCATAGTTAAGTGATCCCACGGACAAGAAGGCGGCAAAAAAAATGTCTGTGCCCCCGCCACCCAAGTACTACGAGGGGCGTAACCTCGAGACTGAGTTCATCGAGTCTCTGGAGGACCCTAAAGCCTTCAACGAGCTTACCAAGGATGGTAAGCAGCAGTGTCTTCTCGGTATCCAGGCCAAGATCCTGGACATTAGCTTCCTCTTCAACACCTACGGAACGGGCGTAGACCAGCACCGCGTCATCTACTCGTTCTACGGTGACCTGTGCATGGCACTGGAGGACAACTTCAACATCTCACCGCAGCACGCGGAGATGTGCTGGAAGGTGGCAGTTGTGTTCTTCCGCATCTGCACCTTCAACACGGCGCGCTTCTTCAGTGGCGTTGAGGTTCCCATCCTCATGATGGCCAAGTACTGCCCTGGCGTGCTGTGGCGGATCATCACTCTCCACAACACGCCGGACTGCCCGCTGTGGGTAGACCTCATGGCAGAGCGCGCGCAGAAGCAGTTCCGAGAGGCCATGGACGGGGCGGTGACAGTTGACGAGAAGGAGACCGTTGACTACATCAAGGGGATGCTAGTCGAGTTCTTCAACGAGGAGGAGTTGGATCTTCCCGACGCCTCGATCTGCGAGTGGTTGGGCCTGGACTCCGAGTAGTGAGGGTTGAAGTAGCGGTTGGGTGGATGGAGTCGGGATGGGTGTTGAAAGGGGAAACCAACCACCAACTGTCACACGCATGTCATCGCTCGCTCTGTATATGTTGAAGTTGAAGTTCAACTAGGGTTAGAGTGGTGATCCTAGGGTTAGAGTGGTGATCATAGGGTTACAAATCATCCTAGGGTTAGGGTTAGGTTAACCTAACCCT